TTTAGGACGGTCGCAGAAATCAACGAGATTTGGGTGAATCGAAGCACACGATTCCGCTGCTTGAGCAGGGCAATGGTTTCTTTCAATTTCTGACTGGTATTACATGTAGACTGACACATATGTTTCTCCTTATGCAACCATCTCCGGTCGCGGCGTTTTGAACTTAGTGGTGTTTACGACAGGCATCTCAATATCCCAATCACTCCATTCAATACTAAGCAAATCCTCAAGAGATGTCAAGGTCTTATTCAAAGAAACTCGGTTGATGTCATAGGTGTCATCTTTCCCCGACATCTGATGCCCGAAGGCTCGTCCTAGCAGTTCTCCAGCATATTCATACTGGTTATCATAGATATGAACATGTGTTAAATCACATGACATCTTACCAACACGCATACCGAGAAGCTTTGCCAAAGCAATCTGATACATGCGATATTGAATAACTCCATATGAGCATCCTAGAATCGAATCCAAGCTTCGATTGGTCACTTTCAAATGAAGGACATTGCCCGTCTCTGATGGAAGAACAACAAACTGATGCGATAACCAGCATGGAGTGATGCATCCAAGATGGTTCTCGGAAGGGTTCCAAATGACATTATAAACCCTACGGGAATAAGGGTCATTCTTAAGAGTGTTGTATGTTTCTCTCACTTGGTCTACACCGACAGCCCCACTAGTTCCACCAAAATTTCGAAACTGCTCGGAGTATGCAACACCCAAACTCCCTTCAGGTTCATGGTAGAGTCCAATCCCATCAAGGAACTCTCTTCGCGTATTACCAACCCAGAAGAAACAGCCCTTTTCTTCGAGTTCTGTTGTATCAGTCTTTCCATTCAAGAAAAACCAAAACTCTTCAAATGCAAGACGAGGGCCAGCTGGTCTCACCGTACTGAAAGGAAACTCATTCTCATTGATGGTGAGTTTATAGTCGAACAGTGCTTTTGTTTTTGTACCTGTGCGAGTGTTCCCCACTTCCACCCCATTGGTGAGGATGTCTTCAACCATCTTGAGGTATTGTGATTCGTATGATAGGTTGCGCATGTTTTCTCCTTAAACCAGAATAGCCCCTTTCGGGGCTATGTGTTAGTGTTTGTCGTACATCGGGAATGGCGTTCCATTACTTTGACGGACGAGACCTTCTTCCATAAGAGCCAACATAGTGTCACGAGAAGGAATGCCTTTCAAGTTGACAATGATGGGGTCTTCTTTCAGTCGCGTATGGGCGATGTCTCGACCTGTCTTCTTGCAGAATCGATCCAGTGTCGAACAGACGGAATAGCCAATAGAAATTCCATTGTCCGTTTCCTGAGCAATAATAGTTACACCACCATTACCAAGGACAGTCTCCTTCCAATCGGCAATTTCAACAATGCGATAGTGGTAGGTCTTTGTCTTCATCACTTTCACTGCCTTCAGTTGTTCATTAGTCATCTTTCAATCCTCAATCCAACACTGTTACAATCTTATCACTGCTGTCTGGACTTTGACATCCTCCCTGCCCTAAAGGACGGGGATTCCCTCTACAGGACGGCCATGCCCGACCGCAAGAATGTTCTTGGCCGCATTGATGTCGCGGTCGTGAGTGACACCACACTCACTGCAAGTCCATTCTCTTATTCGCAAACCTGATCTACCCTTCGGACTACTGTCGGAAATGCAACCGCAGCACGAGCAGGCTTGGGTGGTGTACGACTCGTTGACCTCTTTAAAAACAATGCCTGCGCTATCAAATAGGCAATCCCTTATGATACCTGTAGTACGCAGTGCTTTCTTTTATACCTTTCAGCCTAGCTGCCTCGGCCACGGTGACTTGTTTATCGCCCACATTAACGTAAACATTTCTACACGTATTTGAGTTCTGCTCCTTTCGATCAGCCCATCGGCAGTTGCTGGGGGTGTAATCACCATCGTTATCAATCCTGTCGATAGTAAGACCTTCGGGGGCCTCACCCATGTCCTCCAAGAAGTTTGAAAAGGATGCCCACGAGTCACAGATTTTGATTCCCCTTCCGCCATACCGTGGGTACGCATCGCATTTTTCGTCATAGCACCTTTGCCTCATGCCTGCCCATATTCGGTATGTCCTTCCTCCCTCAAGACTTGCACCGTGAGTAGTTTTTGAGCAGGAGCGGCAGCAAAAGGAAGTTTTCCCAAGGGCTGTCCGCCTAACCTCACTCTCAAAACCACAATCACAGACTACAGGCACAAACCACGTTGTCTTGCCAGATTGCTTTCTTTGGTAGGGTTCAGCTACCACCCTCCACCTTCCGTGTTTAGAACCTACGAAATAATTACTCATAAATACCTCCAGACAAAGTTGACTGACCGCGCCATAGTATTGAGTAGTGGAATGTGCTTGTCTTTCACTCGAACTTTGAGCGTTTTTGTGTGTTTAGTCATACCGTACATAGTACCAGTTCATCATATTAAACTCAAGGGAAATCTACACTTTCCTAGCTATCCATCCCTGCACTAAAAGTACGGAGCTTTCCGCTATGTTGGTAACAACATGTACTTTCATGATTATATTCCTTACTGGTTCATCATCTTTAGTATGGCATGGTCAACTATGTCTAAAACATCCTTTTTATATTCTTCTGTTACTTCTTCGGCAACGATATGCGAAAACTTCCACCCAGTCATCTTCAACCCCTAATCTTCTTTGTGCGAAGGAACATGATAGCATCTTTCAGGTCATCACGATAGATGTATGCGGCTGCTGCGATAGCCACAAACAAGATGACAGCAAGAGGCTTGAATAGTAACAGGCCCAAGAAGGCTCCTAGAATGACGAGTATGGCGTTTTTCAACATGATATTCCCCTCAGTATGGGTGATTTGTAAAATGGCTTACAGGCTCTCTCAGAGCGTTTAAATCAACACTGCACCACCACGACCATTCAGGTTTGCGGCTGTCACAATTGGCTTCTCTAGTTGTGTAACAAACTCTTTGTCAATCACCCGATGGGCCTTCACCGTTCCCTTGATCCTCACTTGTTCACCAATGGCAATGGCCTTGATAATCTTCTTAGTTGAGACGATTGAGACGATATCACCGTCAGATGTTTTGAACATGTTTGCAATGACAGGACGATCCTTACCAATCCAACGGGCTTCTTCCAGTGTCATTGTCAACTCAACAACATCGCCCACTTCACCAATCATTTTACTCATTTTAAACTTCCTCAATCGTGATATTCACCTCAATGCCCATAGCCACGCTCTTCAAAGATTGCAAGACCGCGATCATATGTGTAAGGCTCAAACTCTTCGGCTTGTTCTTCGGTCATGAACTGAATACCAATCGGGCCTTCCGCATCGTCATGAACATGGTAGATGAAGTTCTCATATTCAACCACGCTTGGGTTTATTATCACCATCTCCGTACTTTCACATAGATCACAATCCCGACTCCAGACCGCGAGACGAACCTTCCCGTCTTCATGTGTATGGTCTTTTAGCTTGGCGTTAATCAGTTCTCTCGAATGAAGCATATCATCACACTGTCTGGTGTTGATTATCTTTCTCATGTGCTGAATGACATGCCGCACACAACCAGAATTCTCTTTCAGCTTACCAGAGGCGACTTCCTCTTTCACCTCTCTGATTTGTTCAATTGCGTATGCGATAGCCTTTCTGTCGTTTTCGTACATCATGATATTCACCTCAACGCTTGGCATAGTTGATAAGGAAACGGATGTACTGGTCAGGATCTTGTCGTCCCTCAATGTTACCAGACCATGCGACAACTTTTGTACCGCGACTGGTGATACCACACCAGATACCTTTGTTTGACTTCTCGCCAGCATATACCCACTGACCAACTTGAAGGCGTTTGAGAGACTCTTCTGGAAGAGTCCATACGTTAACAGCTTTCTGGTATTTCATGATATTCACCTCATGATGGTTGTTTCGTTTAGTGTACTTTATCAAACAGCCTGAGTAGTGTCAAGCTGTTTTGTAAAGATCACTCAAATTTTCTTATGCGGTTTGTCCCATGACCCAACCTCAATATCATAGTAAAATGCAGTATGGAAGTAGTCAGTCATAACGTCAGACTGATCCCACCAGTCACCCGCAGTCTTGATGATATCGTTCACTTTGGCAAGGAAAGCCGCCTGATCGCCCTGATAGTGTTCATCGATCCAATGATGGTTCACTTGATGATGCTCACCGTCATCAAAGAATGGTGATTCCTTGACTGTCACGGTGAGCGCAATACTACTACTAGACTTGCGAACACCAAACTTGACAGTCTTACCAAACTCGGCTTTCAATGCTTCACGGATTGCTTTGGTTGTTTCTTTGCTAACGTATGCCATGATACTATCCTCACTTTGGATTGTTAAGTGTACTTTATCAAACAGCCTGAGTAGTGTCAAGCTGTTTTGTAAAGATCACTCAGGCTGGTTAATGGCGTACTCGACTCCACCAACCCGCAGTTTCTGCAGCCGGTTGATATTGAAGCAGCGGTAGTCACCAGTCACCATATCATACACACCAATGTTACCGGCATTCTTGTTTTTACCGTTATAGGTGGCTTCCCCGCCTTTCAAATACTTCTTGACACCTTTGCGGCAGTTCATCTCACGGATGCTACCATCCGCCTTGACAAATGTTACACCAAAGAACTGGCCATTGTCAATGCTGTCGATCATAGACTTTGCGATTTTAGTGTTAATGTTCATGATACTATCCTCATTTGGATTGTGTTTCGATTGAAGTAAGCTTATCAAAAGAGGCTGAACGTGTCAACCCCTTTTAGGTAAAATTACTCGTGATAGTGTTCTACTGTACCATCCTCAGTGTATTCAGTTGACTGATATGGCTCAATTTCTTTGTTGCACACAGGGCAGCGGTCATTGTGAAACGAATCACAATCATCAAGATCCCATTCCTCGCCACAGTGTTCATAATGGTTTGTAACTAACATCAGAGTAGACCCCGTTCCTTTTTGCGATTGTAGTGGTATTCTCGACCCCAACCAGAACCAGCATCATCAAAGTCACCAGTACGCTTTGCACAGTATACGGTATTGGGCACTGGATTGTCAACCCATTCAACTGATACGATGCGGCTTGACATGCGACGGGTTTCGTCACTATTGAAGTAGAACCTTGCCTGCTTTTCGGACTTTGCGACAATGCCCATTTGCTTGACTTCACCGCTTTTACGGTTTTCATACTTCACAATATAGTGCATGATACTATCCTCATGTTTGGATTGTTAAGTGTACTTTATCAAAGAGGCTGAACAATGTCAACCCCTTTTGTAAAGATCACTTAATGAATTTTGTAGCTTACATTCTTGACCTTGCTAGACCAGCAAGCAGTGCAGTCACCACAAGAACCACCGTTCTTGTACGCTGGACATTCAAAGCCCTTTGCATCCTGTTCTTTGTGAACAGTAGACGTGCAGGGGAATTTGTCCAATGGTGCACCGTCCACCATTGCAGCCGATACCCGCACTGTCAGGTTTTCGGGGAAGCCTTCAGGATTAGTGGCAAGGTACTTAGACACAATGCCCTGTTCCCGAGTCGGGAGCCAATGCTTGACATTGGGCGTTGCCTTTGCTACTAACACAATCGCCCTGAGTGCATCAAGATTCGGCAAGTCGCCCGCAGCGAACCAGCGATGCAAGCGAGCACCTTTCAGACCACGCTTGGCTTTACGCTTGCTTTCGTTCATGATCTGGTATGAGATAGATTCTACCCATGCCATAGGATCAGTGTCAAGTGCTTTCAGCCAAAGGGAAAGGTTATTTTCCCATGAATCCTTTGCAGACGGATACACTTTGGCCAGTTTTATGGCGTAGCACTTTTCACACGTACTACCCTTGACATTGACAAGCTTGCTGCCTACATTGCAGGCAAATGGGCTTGTGCTGAAGGTGGAGCCATGAATCTTGCTGTTACCCTTAGTAACGACACCAAAGGATTTTGCGTGTTTCAGTGTATAGCGTACCATGATACTAACCTCATGCTGGTTGTTTGTTAAGTGTACTTTATCAAAGGGGCTGGCGTTTGTCAACCCCTTTTGTAAAGATCACTTCACTTTGTAGAAGTCACTCCATCCCATTTGTGTACTAAGAGTATAGCGGTAGATTTTACCGTTGTCAATAGACAAACACGGCTGGCCTTTGTGGAAGAAATGAAACTTAAATTCCCGACCGTTAACCATGATCTTATCACCAGTCTTGAGAGAAGTCAAGAACTTTTTAACAGTGGCCTTGTGTTTGCGCTTTTTGCGACACTCTTCGATCCACCGCAAACTCATTTCGTCGGTCACGGTAGAAAGCTTGAGAAGCTTTTCGGGACAGTTGAAGTAATAAGGGAAACATGAAGAATCCATGTCCTTATAACCCCACTCAGTGCCACCATACCCGTCTCTATGGCCTTTTACCAAGTATACGGCAATAAACACTTCACCGCAAGGCTTTTTCACTGCCATGTAGAACTCAGACCCATATGATGCATGGTCGAGAATTTCGTAACCATTGCCCCATGAATCCGCCCGCAGCAGATCACGCTTAACGTCAGCAGCAGAATCCCAATTAAAGCTTGTAGTCCATCCCATGATACTAACCTCATGTTGGTTATTGATAAAGCAAGTTTATCAAAGGGGTCGATCATTGTCAACCCCTTTAGGTAAAATTACTTAGTCAAGACGTGAACCGGCGAATGACTTAAAGCCATGTTTCTGGAATACTTCAGCCGCAGCCCTTGCACCAGCTTCCAACGTATCCACGTTTTGAACAGGATATCCAGACGGATTCCAAACATGAAACACGCGGTTGTAGTTTTGAGTAACACCACACTTCTTGAGCATACGCCCGATTTTGGTGTTCCCGTTGATTTTCTTGCCTTCAAATTCATAGATTGAAGTCCAAGCGAAGCCGCAGGCAAACTGATCCCGACCGCCAAGCTTTTCCTTGAAGTATTTGTCGGCAGCAATATAAGCCGCTTCATGCGCTTCACGAATGATGGACTCCAATCGTTCTACTGTCATTTCCATGATACTAACCTCACTTTGGTTGTTTTCAATGCTATTTGAAAAAGGCACTCATGTCAAGTGCCTTTCGTCAGATAACACTAGAATGCGTCTTATCGTTTCAACGCACCCAGCTTATCACACTAGGCATCAAAGTTCAACAGATTTTTTACATTGTATCAGATCACTACCCCACCATTCATTATAGACTACTATTGTAAAGGGAGTTTCTATAATGTCAAGCGTCCTCATGATCCGCCGACAATGCCGCCAGCAATTGTGTGTTGCTGATCGGATTACCTAGTATGTTAAAGAGCGTTTACAATTCGGGACTATATCACAGTTTTTCTGACTTTGCAACCAATAGGCCGATGCACACTTGCAAATGAGAATAGTTCCTATTATCCCATTCGTAGCTAATCCCCAGAAAGTTAGACAAAATCCTATTGTCCCCTTTCATATACACACACTTTCCCTGAGTCGAATAACGGAACGCCATTGCTGACACTCGGACTTATCCTAACAGTTACTTGTACCCTAGTCGCGCCACCAGTGTAGCAAAACTTCGCCACTACTGCAACACTTTGTCCCAAATTGTTAAAGAGCGTTGTTCGATTTCGCCTTTTCAGTGTATCAAAGCATTTTCAGCTTGTCAACCCTTTTTTGGCCTTATCGCTTCAACCAATTGGCCGATTCGATTCTGTTACCAGTTTACAGCATGTTTTCTTGTTTGTCAACCCCTTGCCCAGCGTAAACCGGAATCAAGAAAGTTATATCATAGAATATACGCATTTTAGTATTGGCTTGTTATACTCAGCCAGTGAGTCGCGTTACCCTACGATTGACATAGTACAGCATGAAAACATGCATGTCAATAGGAAATTGAACCTATTCAGCCAACAATGTTAAAGAGCGATTCAGCCATTTCAGGATAACAAAGCATTTTCAGCTTGTCAACACTAAATTTTCCTTTTGGCTTGAAAGGCGGCTAATCCGTGCCGCCCCGTTGATCTGGTAGCCATTGAATCATACCAGTGCGCCACCGTCAACCATAAACCGAAAATAAATTGAAATTTTCGCGCCTTCATTATTACAAAAAACATACGCGATAATAACAAAGAAAATTCCATTTGTCAACAAAAAATTTCCTAGGAAAATAAGGGTTTACAACTGTTTAAAAAATGAACGATTTTCGAGGTTACGTTACGTTATAACGTAACACTTTTGGGGTACAGGTGTCCACTAGGACGTTACCTTTCACGTAACCTGTATCGTAACCTGTACCGTAACCAAATTTAAGACAAAATAAAGGGGCTTTAAGCCCCTTTTCATTACTTGATACCCATTGACTTCCGACGCTTCAACGCCTTAATTCTTCGTTTCTTAGCCATCCTTAGACCAGCAGGGTTTCGTTTCTTAGACCGTGCAGCCTTCCTAGCTCGCATCTTCAAAGCAGTCTTTGACATTCCTGTAGTTGAAACAGCTCTACGAGAACGAACAGCCCTACTTTGTCTCTTATTGATCTGCCCTGTAGCAGACACATGCTTAACAAGTGCCTCGGATAGTTCTGTAAACTCCTCTTCTGATAGGTCGGAGAAATCTTCCTTTAAAGCGTCAAGGTCGATCCCGTCTTCTGTCTCGTATGCTTCTGCCACCCAATCAAGAACATCTTCTTCTAGCGTCTCAATCTCTTCATAGCCTTCGTTCAAGGCTTTTTCAAACAAATTCATTTTACCACCATTATAGATAGATTACAAGTCTTATCTATTTATAGCATGGTTGGGTTAACGATAAGACGACTCACTTCACCATAACGAGCATCATACGTGATAAGCTTCATCTCCTTCTTGGAACGATACCCTTGTGACATATGCCAACGATCATTTGCAGCCAGAGTGCGATGGCTTTCCACTGTTACGTTACGGAACTCTTGGACAGTTTTGTGGTGGATATGACCAGTATGCCAAATCTTATGAGAGCGCCACCATTCTTCTGACTGATCACACGCCATGATAGATTCAAGCTCTGTCAGCTTTGCCGTATCCCCATGAGTGAAACCAAACAGGTTATCACCAAATGTGTGATAGATAAACTTACCTTCACTGGTATCAACATTGACACGAGGTTCATTGGAATAGTATGCATCCATGATAAGGTTCATACAGTATCCAGAATAATCGTCATGGTTTCCGGCTAGGTTTAACAGAGTAACGGTGTCATGAGTCTTCAATGCTTCATTAACAGCATACTTCATCAGGTCAACAGTGGCACGAACAGCCGCATACCAGTCCTTATCGACATCTAGGTTTGCACCAGAGCGATTGGTACGGTTTGAGGGATTGTCTGTATGGAGCGTATCACCAACAGACAGAATCACGCACTGAGAGGCTTTAGGGGCTTTCTCTAGGAGATGAGAGATTGCATTCTTATGGAGTGTCACATTCTCCTCAAGACCAAAGTCTCCTTCATCAGTCTTAGCGTACACCCCAATATGAGGATCACCGGCAATGATCATATTCATGGTGTTTTCACATGACATAACAGACTGTTTACGAACAGGCTTTGCCTTACCATCAACATCATCTACAAGAGACTCTACAATAGCTTTAGCAATCTTATCCAGAGACTCTGCCTGAATATTGGTCTTCACCCACTGTAGTTTAGCATTACCATCTTTGTCATACAAGGTGGATGTTCCCTTAACGTAGTAGGCATCATCCACCTTCTCCTTTGACACATACTCTTCACCAACACCTTTCACCTTAGCACGATCTCGCACACGGTAGATAAGGTCTTGAGCCTTACGGCGGCTGAAACCTAATTCAGCCGCCGCTTGAGTTTGAGTGTATCCGCTTCCACAAAGAGTGATCACTTGGAGTTCTTGTGTTGTTTCAGCAAACTGTTCTAGCTCTTTGTAATTGATTGATGCCATTCTGTTGTCCTCTTTCGCTTGTTTGTTGTCGTTATTTAGAAAGCGTACACCAGACTCTTGGCTGCACGAGACACGGCGGTGTAACGGAATTTCTGCTGATCACCAAAGAACGAGATGTCTTCATCAATGAACAGAACACGGTTTAGGCTACTACCCTGCCATTTCCAACATGTTGCTGCATAACCAAACGTAAACTGCTGATACTTCATAGCAACTTCTTTCGACATTCTGGGCATCTTCTCAGTCTCCCAGAACTCGTTCAACACTTTCACATTGAGGATCTTATCGGGGTTGTCAACAGACCTCACTGAGAACACACTAGCACTACCCTTATCAAACACTGCTTCAACAGTGAACACTTCACCGTTGGCAATGCTACGCCCGTCAACAAAGCCATTACGGAGACACATGATTGGTTCCCCTATAGTGGGTAGGGGAGAATCGATTCCTTTAGCATTGCGGATCATGCTTGTAACACTCTTACGAGTTTTGTTAGTGCCTACAATCACACCATCGAACTCATTCTCACGGAAGAACTGAACATTCATGACACTACTCTTCCTCACCATCTTCAAGCCATTACCGGAACGGCGAGGAACACCATTGCTATCACGCAAGCTGTTTGAAAGCTTAGTAATACCAACACATTCAGGGTCTGTGCGTCTATTGGTTAAGAGAGTGATACGAGGTACATCATCAATCTCCATCACATTGAAGTCGGGGTGTTCTCTATCAATAGGAGGAAGCTGGGCTTCATCACCAATGGCAATGACAGGAAGACCGATTGCCAAAAGGTCATTATACATTGAAAACGGAATCATGGAAGATTCATCTAACAGGATATAGCTCCCTGCAGCGTCTAGAACCTCGCTACGAGGCTTTTTATCAAAGCCGATACATTCCCCGTCTGAATCTAGAATCGGCTTATACATAAGGGAATGGAAGGTCTGAGCAGGTATACCAGACTTAGACAACTGAGTGACCGCTTTACCAGTGAATGCAATGGCAGTACCGGAGTAGCCAAACTGTGACAGCACCTTAGATGTTACGTTTGCTGTATAAGTCTTACCCGCACCAGCATTGGCAGAGAAGATCAACACCTGATCCCTGCTCTTACCTGAATGGAAATTGATAATGTGCTGCAGGCATTCATCCATTGCATCAGATTGTTCAGCATACAAAGAATACATAAAGAAAATCCCCTTAAGGTAGTTAAACACTTAAGGGGATTATAAGGGGTCTAAACTAAGATGTCAATCACTCTTCAACATCTTTCTTTGGTGGACGACCACGGCGTTTAGGTTCTTCCTTAGACACTTCTTCCACCACTTTCTCGGCTTCAATCTTAACAAGAGCCTCACTTGGTTTCTGAATTCGTTCAGCTTCGTCCTTACCATTCTTAACAGATACCTGAATGATGGACTCATACTGTGCCAGAGCATTACGACCGTTCTTCAGTTTGGTCTTCTTGAGGGCGTCCATTAGACGATCACCATGTTTCTCGGAAGCTTCTTTCAGCACTTCGTAGTCTACACGGTGTAGGGACTTGAGAGGAATATACACAATACGGTCTTTTGCATCTAGTAGAACAAAAACGCGCTGCATACGGCCATCGATACGTAGATCTTTCATCATTTTGTTGTTTCTCCTTGAATTGTTGTGTAGTTATTTATAGTGTGACCAAACGACCATTGCTCACTGCGTATTCAACCTCTTCTTCGCCTTTCTGCTTGACAACGAAGTGATCATACTTACCAGTCTTTGCCAGACGAGAAAGATGTTTGATAGTGGGGACAGTGAGACGTGAGATGTTACCGGCACTCGTTGCACTCACTTCGATAGACTCGTTGACACTATCATCTTCCTCGGACTCGTCGTCCTCTTCCTCTCCATCATCCTCAGATTCTTCCTCGGAATCTTTGTCTTCCTTCTCGTCTTCTTCCTTAACATCCTTCTTTGATGCAGCTTCATTGATGGCAGTGATGAATGCATCCTGCACCGCTTCACTCACTACAGCCTTAAGCTCTTCTTTGATTTTGTCTTTAGACATAACATTCTCCAGATTGGTTGTTTACAGATTTATTTAGTCCTGTTTAAAAACAGGAGGAGTTTTCAGCACTTTGTCCTTATAATCCGTGATCTTCTGCGAATCCCCTAGATTGTGATCCTTGAAGTATTTCTGTGTATCAAACATAGAATAGGATGATGGGACGAATTGCTCAATAGCCGAAACAATACTATCACGAATCTCTTGTGGTTGCATAGAGAGATCAATCAGTTTCTGATTGAGTTCAAACGAGTCAGCCACCTTCGTACCGTCTTTCTTTACAGTTTCCAGCAGGTTGAGAAGCTTGTAGTCATCTTCCCATGCAGCTTTCAACACTGTCTCTCTTACACGAGGGAATGCAGATCGGATGTTATCGTTCTTATCACCACGAATACACTTGAGGAACAGTTCATACTGAGAGTCTTCTGGTTCACGAAACACTTTCTGAACAGGAGAATAGAGCTTCACATTCTCATTAACAAGTTGAACATAGTCCTTATCCGTTGACATAATCAAAGATGGTGTGTCAGATTCTTGACACCATACAGCAATCACGTCATCCGCTTCGCACCTATCAGCCGCAATAACATACCCAGCCGTATGATGCTTAACATAGTCACACAGCATGTCGGCTGCAGCAAGAATCTCACTGTAGTATACGTCTTCATCACTCGTACTACCAGCCTTGTATAGAGGGTAGATGTCACGTCTCCATACGTTCTTACTGTCTCTTGCAATAACAAGCCCAGTACATTTGTTAGCATGGGCAATGTTAATGACCCAAGAGAACATCTCCCTGACAAGAGACTCTGTTACGAATTTCTCTTTATGTCTTCGGTTTGAAGGAGTTTTGATCTTTGCAAACCGTGTCGCAAAGGCGATGTTATTGATATCCACTAGGAGGTTCATGTTATGCCTCCTTTACGTCTTCCGTGAAAGACTCTAGGATTTGGTCAATAGCATCAGCAGCAATGGTCATCATCGTGATCTGAACAGCAAACTTATCCTTGGCCGTGGCATCATTCAAATAGCCAAGCTCAATCAACTTCTCTACCACTTCTGGGTTGTACTTAACCACTGGTGTTACTTGAGCAGCATCATCCGAGAACTTCATCGTCACTTCTGTTGTATCTGCTTCGATCTTATCTAGACGTGCTTTTAGTTCGTCTCGTTCTTCCACAACTTTATCATAGCCTTGCTTGATCTTCTCTACTGACACAACAGCGTTATCATGAAGAACATTGAGAGCTTCTACCTTTTCGAGTAGAGCTTTATAGTCTTTTGTCTTAACAATCTTGAACATGATGAGTCCTCTTTGAAAACTTTGATTATAGTGGGGGGAGATGGGAGTGTCAACACAAAATAGGGGACTTTCGCCCCCTTTCATTTACCAACCTCGACCTTCTTCCTCTGGCTGCAAGCCATACTTCTCTAGCGTCTCTGGCTTAGGTTTACCATATACGATCTGATCAACTTCCGACTGTTCCATGTCTTTGATCTGTTCGTCTGTTAGTCCCTTCTCTCTTAGCTTACACTCTTCATTGTAAAGCATCTCTTCTTCTGTTAGACCTAGATACTTGGTCATCACCATTCTCTTAGAGATCTGAGGGAGCTGGAGTGTACTGTTAGCTACGTTCAAGAATCCTTGGTTTCGCTCCATGTCCTTGTATTCAGCAAATGACATAGAATCAGCAATCATGATGTCAACGCCTTCTGGTACTACAATACCACGTTCCTGACAGAATTTGTCAAAGTTGTGGTTCAAGGCAGAAGCAATCTTCACTTTTATGCGCTTAACATGAGAAAGGTAACGATATTCTGCGGCATAGAGTTGACCAACACGAGCATCAGTATGTTGATTCTGAGATTGGTCATTCGGGTCAATAAGAGAAGATGGAATGCGGAGGCCAGCCGCAAGCTTCTTGTAGAACCATTCTAGGTCTGTTAGTTCCCCTAGTTGTGCGCCACCTTGTAGCGTTTCTACTCGGGAGCCTTTACCCGTAGAATTTGTCGGAATGAATATGTCTTCTCCCATGCTATGTGGGTCATAGTTCGTATGAAGTTCGCCACCCATAGAAGACTTCTTCTGCATCAATCGAACACGTTGCCGTTCAATTGCGGCTTCACGTTTCGGGCCTTGTAGGTTCCCCACGTCAATATAATAAACACGGCGTTCGGAACTTCTGGTTACACGATAGACAACAACAGCATCTTCAATCAACTTCATTGTACGCCAAACGCCATACACTCGCTCTATTACAGATTCACCAAGAGGATGACTACCCACTTTCATAACCAAAAGATCATCAACTGAGATAGTCTCAAAACGATCATTCTGGTTGTTCCCGACAGAGACAACACCTCCACCATTACCTCGTGTGAATAGCCTACCACGGTTGTCAACGCGAGGAAGGTTGGGGTCATAGATGTAGTGTGTTACATGGTTCTCGTCATCTTCAGAAAGAATATAACCAACAATACGCTCTGGTGGTAGTTCTGTCAAGCTTCCGTCTTTGTTATTCCGATAGAAAGTAGCGCCAAACTTAAGGGTACGGCGAACACGGTCAAAAAGCTCACAATCAAACTCTGTTCGTTTCTCCCATAGCTCTTTAGCATTCCCAAGTAGCTTAATCTGGGTGCGTTTCACCTTCTTGTCTTCATCAATATCGAGAAAGATTGGTTCGTCTGCATCAGCGTTTACAGAAGAAACGTCCTCAGCAATGATATCAAGTGCCCGACTGATCTCAACAGAACACATATCAACTTCTTGATAATTCTTCAATCGATTGTAGCGAGACCCATCGTTCGAGATGACTTTGTTATACCACGAGCTACTAATGGCATAGCTTGAGATGTTGTAAGTAGACTTACCCCCTCCCCTTTTACCTGTGAGAGCCACAGGGTTCCACTTATTTTCTACGATTTGATTCATATCCCACCCGTTATAGAGTTTATGTCTTTACCTATTTATTGGGTAAATAAAATAAATCGTGCATGAGGAAACCACATATGGCACTATTAGGAACGTCTATAAGCAAAGAGGTAGTAGACTCATATGATGGCTTTGATGTTACAAACATCGGAGCCGGTCTATTAAACCCAGACATATACAAGACCAAAGGTTATTCTAAGAAGAAGATCAAGAAACTTCTTATCGGTACTCTGGCAGAGTGCTCATATGCTGGCGCTGATCATGACCACAGTCCTTTGATCATTCCACTAGGAACAGAGCCGCAACATGGTACAATTATTGCACTTAACCTTCATTATGTGCCACTACAAATACGAAGGAACATCCTAAAGGTGATCCTCGAATCCAATAAAGCAAGAATCTCGGCTAACCAACCAATAATGATCGATTGGAATAGTCTGAAAAGATCAGTACCAGAAGTTCAATATATCACACGAAGATACAAACAGGTACTCTTGGGATATGGGGCTGATGGGGGGAGTATTCCATTAGCGGAATGGGGAGAGGTTATCAAGGAAAGGTCGAAGTGGGAGTCGCACTACAAACTTATCCAAGAAGGAAAAGTACAATAAAAGAGGGCTTGCGCCCTCTTTCAAACACTAGAAACCTTCGTAATCATCAAATAACTTCGCCATCCATAACTCCCTTGTACTCGTCTTCACTGAGATAACGTGTCTTCATCTCGAAGAATGTCAAACGGTCATCATTCAGATAATCACGAAGCTTAAACGAAAGATCCTGAAGTTGTGACTCACTGAAATCAGACACATTAGCCAATGGGATAGCCATAACGGGTTCATCCGTGATCACTTCAACATCATCACCAAACCCATAGATGGTCTCTTGAGACAATGCTTCGATTGCTGGACTGTTACCAACAATCATCAGAATGTTCCCTTCGCCTTCTACCTTATCAGCTACAACAATCTCAATATCATCCATCAGGTAGATCGTATTGCCATCTTGTAGAAGGGGTTGGTAATATCCATAGGCAGATGCAAGCTCCACCTGCATCAATGATCGATCAATCACCTCGCCAAGCTTATAATCTTCACAGAATGCCTTAATCGATTCATAGTCAGACGGGCTTACGAGAAGCCCGTACATTGTAATCAGTTCACTGTTCAGCGACATACGGTTCTACATCTCCATTAGGGAATTGTTTTCCGATGGGATTACCATCCTCGTCATAAAGGATTATAACGAGCGTAGTACCAGCCCAAAACTCTTTCTCGTCTTCTTCGTCATAAACGTCCCAACCACTTCCAGCAGGGATGTACCCAACATGAATAGGTTCATTCACGATAGTGCTTTTGTTCCATTCAACCAGATTTCGTCTACGGTCTTCATGGTACACTTTGCCCTTATAAACATAGAGCTTCTTAAGCTTACCAGAGTTATTTACTACTTGACACAGACTGCGATTATCATAATCACGGAGGTCTACTTTATTCTTAGGGATCTTGTCTTTGTTCTCTTTGAAATAAGCCTCAACATCACGAGCAGGAATCATCCCAATGTTACTAAAGTTCACTTCATTGTCCTCTTTATCTTCAATCATTGATTCTTCATTATAGTATGATTTAGTAGCCAGTTCAATTGATTCTCGAATCTTCTCAACATTTACATTCGTTAGGATAGCTTTCAGTTTGTTCGTCTTAACAGGCTCAACAATCTCTTCAGCAGTTTTTTCAATATTCTCGACAGATTCTTTAGTAGTATCAACAGATTCAGATTTAGTTTTACGTTTACCAATCAGATCAATAGCAGTAGTGAACTTCTTACCAACAAAACGATCATTCAAGTCTTCTTTCTTAGCTTTTTTGCCTTTCTTTCCGCATACGATGCGGGCTGGCTTCGCATTGGGATCAATCTCACCGGATTCAATCTTCTTCTGACGCTCTTTCTCTGCCTGCTTATCCATACGCTCTTGGAACTTCTGGCGGCGTTCTTCCATGACAAGCTTACCAATCTCTTCATATTCCTTAGTCTTTTCGGCATGAATCTCTTGATCCAGTTCCTCGAAGTATGGTGGTGTGATATGGTAGTCGGTACACATCACAAGAGCCTCAGTCGTATAGAACGTAGAGGTTGATTTCTCACTGGTGCGGATGTACCCGTGAGTTGCAATGAAGCCTTTTTCGTGTAGAAGCTTCTTAGCATTAGCAACACTACGAGGGGACACATTACAGAAGGCAGCTCCAAACGCTTGTGTTAGGCAAGTGTATCCGTCCCAATCCTTGAATAGACGCTTGAATGAGACAAGACGACGGATGCCATCAGCCACTTTGTAGTTTACACCAGTTAGAGAATTGATATCTTCGTGATATTCGAACATATCAATGTCAAGCATACCAGCCTCATACATCAGGTTGAGGAAGTGCATGTTAAACTCAGCATCAGCCAGACGAGGAGCTAGTGAGTTTTG